CACCCTAGGTGGACCAGAGCCTCCGTTCCTGAGCGTCCCTGATCGTCTCAAATCACCTGACGACGGACACGTGCCGTGTTTGCAGACACCGGCAATGAGCATGAATGGACCTATGATTTTGTGCGCGAGCTTCCGGGCAAGACCGGCGGTCCGGCGATTGAGTGGGTCAAAGCCGATTTTTCGAAGGAGATCGCTCGCAAGCGCGCGTTCGTCGCTGCGAACTGGCCGGGTCAAGGAATTCCGCAGGAGAAGGTAGATCGCACCGTTGCGTTGATGGTGCCTACTGGCAACCCGTTCTTGGATCTTGCAATCTGGAAGCTTCGGTTCCCGTCGACTAAGGCGCGGTTCTGCACCGAGGAACTGAAGATCCGCCCGATGTGGGAGGGCGTGCAACTTCCGATCATTGAGGCCGGGCGCGCGCTGATTTCTTGGCAGGGCGTGCGTGCAGACGAGAGCCTGGCGCGATCGCTGCTGCCGAAGTGGCAGAAGCTCATGCCGCCCTATGGCCTCAAGATCTCGAAAGAGGTCAAAGCAAAATGGCGGTCCTACGCCTATCGACCGCTGCTGACTTGGACACGCGATGAAGTTTTCGCCTTCCACGCAAAACATGGCGTGGACCCGAACCCGCTCTACGCAAAAGGGTTCAGCCGGGTTGGCTGCATGCCCTGCATCATGTCCAGCAAGGACGAGATCAGGACGATCGCAGCTCGCTTTCCGGAGCACATTGAGCGGATCGCGGAGTGGGAGCAGTTGCTCGCCAGCATCGCGAAAAACAGCCTTGGCACCTTCATGCCCTTCAGTAGTGATCCGGCCTTCAAGGCGTCACCGGAAAAGTACCGCGGACGCGGCGGCTACACGATCCACGATCGAGTAGAATGGTCGCGCACCACTCAGGGCGGCCGGCAGGGAAGCTTACTGCTGGATCCTATGGTCGAATTTAGCACGCCGTGCAGTCAGTGGGGGACGTGCGAGTCATGACTATGCGCTGCGTTCCAACCTACACGGCTACGATCTACATTGCTGGCGACCTTACGATGGCTCGCCAAGTCTGCCGTGAATTTTGCAGGCAAGGGTTGTGCGTCACCGTCGAGCCCACGGAATTCATCTACACGGGAGGCGCCGAAGTCGGGGTCCGCGTCGGATTATTGGACTATCCGCGCTTTCCGGCCGGATCGCATCGCACGCAGAGCAAGGCCATTGAATTGGCTGACCTCTTACGTGAGCGCCTTTGCCAGCACTCTTGGCTGGTCGTCACGCCGGACGAGACGATCTGGAACAGCACGCGGGAAGCTCAGCCATGCTGACCCTCCGCGACTACCAACGCGATAGCCTGGACGCGCTCTACGCGTACTGGCAGGACGGCGGCGGCAACGGCCTCATTGTCCTGCCGACGGGCGCCGGCAAGGCGCTCGTCATCGCCGCGCTCACGAGCGAACTCCTGGCGCGCTGGCCCGATCTCCGGATCGGGATCGTGACGCACACCCGCGAACTGGTGGCTCAGAACTTCAAGGAGTTGCTGGGCTACTGGCCGGCTGCGCCAGCCGGGATCTACTCCGCGGGGCTGGGTCGGCGTGACACGCGCTCGCGGATCCTGTTCATGTCGATCCAGAGCGTGTTTCGAAAGGTCCGGCAACTCGGCGCCTTCGACGTCATCATCGTAGACGAAGCTCACCTAATCCCGCGCTCGTCCGACACGTCCTATGGCCGGTTCCTCGCCGACCTGCGCGACCTGACGCCCGACATGCGCGTGGTCGGCACGACGGCCACGCCGTACCGCCTCGACAGCGGGCGACTGGATGAGGGTGACGGCGCGATCTTCGACCGCGTGGTCTACGACGCCAACGTGGGCGACCTGATCCGTGAAAGCTACCTGTCGCCGCTCGTGTCCAAGGCGACGTTCACGCAACTCGACACGACGGGCGTGGCCAAGCGCGGGGGCGACTTCGTGCCGGGCCAGTTGGCGGCGGCGGTGGACCACGATCACATCACCCGCGCCGCGGTGGCGGAAATGGTGCAGTTCGGCGCCGAGAGGAGGGCATGGCTCGCGTTCTGCGCGGGCGTCGCCCATGCCCTGCACGTCCGCGACGCGATCCGCGAGGCCGGCTTCACCGCGGAGACGGTCACGGGGGAAACGCCCGCGGGCGAGCGCGACCGGATCATCGGCGCGTTCAAGGCCGGACGGATCCGCTGCCTCACGTCGGTGTCGGTGCTGACCACGGGGTTCAATGTGCCCCAGGTCGATATGCTGGCCCTCCTGCGCCCGACCCAGAGCACCGGCCTGTACGTGCAGATGGTCGGCCGGGCCCTGCGCAAGGCGCCCGGCAAGACCGACGCGCTGATCCTAGATTATGCCGGCTGCGTGAAGGCGCATGGGCCGATCGACGCGATCACGGCGCGGGGGGCGCCGAAGGCGAAGAAGGGCAAGGACGGCGAGGATGAGGTCAGGGCGAAGGAGTGCCCGGCCTGCCAGTCGCTGAACCCGCTGAACGCACGGGAATGCGTGACCTGCGGCCATGAATGGATCCGCGACGAGGCGCCGAAGCACGACGCCGTGGCGGACGCGACCCACACCATCCTCTCGACCGACGGGCCGCCGTGGCTCGACGTCAGCGCCGTCGCCTTCGCGCGGCATCAGAAGGTCGGCTCACCCGACAGCCTGCGCGCAGAATTCCACTGCGGGATCGCCACGCACCGCGTCTGGGTGTGCCTTGAGCATCAGGGCACCGCGCGCCGCAAGGCGGGCGAGTGGTGGCGCAGGATGGGCGGCGGGGACGCGCCGGGCACGGTGGCGGAGGGGCTTGCCAGAGCCTCCGGCCTCATCTGGCCCGACCAGATCCAGGTCCGGCAGAACGGCAAGTTCTGGGAGGTGGTCGGCTACCGCTTTGCGGCGGCGAGCGGCTGGTCTCCCCGCGCGGTGATCCCCGCCGAGGCGGCGTGATCGCGAACATGGATGACCCCGAGTGCTGCTTCGTCTGCCGACGGCGGGCGGACGGCCTCGGGGTGATGAAAGGCACCCGCGTCGGATGGCTGTGCCAGCAGTGCACCGACGGCGGTCACGGAATGAGGGCCAGTCGCATGCCAGTGCGCGAGTTCGACCGATATGAGCAAGGCGCGCTGCGGCGCGCGTCACAGGGAAGGGCAGGGGCCTATCTCGACAGCTTGGGGCGCACCGATCTCGCCCTTCTGCATCCGGAGGAATGGCAGCACGTCTGCCGCCTGATCGTGGAGGATTTCGGCGCCGGCATCCGGGCCGAGATCGGTGGTGATCGCCCGGCCCAGCCAGACGTCATCCCCGCGCATCAGGCCGTGGAAGAGGCCGAACACAGCGAGGCAGCGTGATGGCCGCGCTCGGGTTTCCATTCGATCCGGCTGCCGTCGCGCGGCCCTGTACCTACTCTGATCTGCCGGACATTCCCGCAATCCAGCGGCTAAAGTCGCGTCGCCAATGGGTGTGCTGGCGCTATGAAGACCGTGGCGGCCCGAAACCGACCAAGGTGCCATACCAGCCGAGCACCGGCTTCAAGGCCAGCACGGCAAACCCCTCGAATTGGGGCACCTATGATCAGGCGGTGGCCCGTGCGGAGCGTAACCGCTTCGATGGCATCGGCTTCGTCTTGGCGGACGACGACGATCTGACGGGGATCGATCTCGATCACTGCCGCGATCCTAACACGGGTGAGCTTTCGCCGATGGCGCGGCAGGTCGTGGATCTGGCCGAAACCTATTGCGAGGTCACGCCGTCCGAATGCGGCCTGCGGATCATCGCCACGGGCAAGATCGCGGCCGCTCTCAAGCGCGATCCGGTCGGCGTCGAGATGTACGGGCGCGGCCGCTACCTCACCATTACCGGCTGGCATTTGCCGGGGACGCCCGATGTCGTTCAGGCGGCGGAACGCACGATCACCGTTCTGCGCGAGGCCGTGGCCAGATACGATGCGGAGAACGCGCCGAAGCCTGATCTGCTTGGGCCTATCGCATCAGGCACAATGACAAGCCTGCCGACCGCCTTAGCAGAGGGCGGAACGCCGTTCTTCCGCAACGTCAACGGCGCGGCGTTGGAGGCCCTGCATGCTTGGGTTCCTGCCGTATTCGGCGCGGCCGCGCGCTTCCACCCCGGCACGGGGGCGTTCCGGGTATCGTCCAAATCGCTCGGCCGCAATTTGGAGGAAGACCTGTCCATCGCGCCGAAAGGTATTCGAGACTGGGGTGTGGGCGATATGGGCGACCCGCGCCAAGGGGCGCGGACTCCCATCGATCTGGTCATTGAGTACGGGTTCGAGCGCGATCCGCTTGCGGCCGCACGCTGGCTTTGCCAGCAGATGGGCAAGGATCCCGAGAGCTTCGGCTGGCAGGTCGGAGATGATGGAACTGGCGCGGAGATCGCTGCGGCGCTGTTGACGCGGCAGGTTCGCCGCGAGCCGGACGGCACGGTAATCGATGAGGAGACGGGCGAGGTCATCCCGCCCGCGTCCGTGGAGGTGGTCCCGTCGCAGGATTACCCCGACGAGGCGTTGCGCGTGCCGGGCCTGATCGGTGACATCGCCGACTGGATCATGGCGACTTCCATGTATCCGTGCCGTCTGTTCGCGACGGCCGCCGCGCTGACGGCGGTGGGCGGTGCCGTGGGACGGCAGGTCTACACGGGAGTGCCGCGGTCCTCCACGTCGCTGTACTGGCTGACCATCGCCCCCACGGGCGGGGGCAAGGACTGGCCGCAGGAGGCCGTCAAGGTGCTCTATCGGGAGGCGGGGCTGGGCCACCTGCTGAAATCGGCCGTCTCCTCGGCGGCGAAACTCGGCATGACGCTCTCGGAGCAGCCGACACAGGTTCAGGTCATCGATGAGGTCGGCAAGGTGCTGCGCAAGTTCGTGGCGCGCAACTCCTCGTCCCAGGAAATGTCGCTTCTGGACGACTACTGCTCCGTCTGGGGCAAGAATATGGGCTCGTTCGAGCCGGAGGGCGTCACCACCCGCACCGACACGGTGATCCACCGCCCCTGCCTCACGTTCTATGGGGCGACCACGCCGACGAACTTTTTCTCGCAACTCCGGTCGGCCCAGGTCGCGGGGGGCTTCCTGAACCGCTTCCTCGTGCTTCAACGCCACAACCGCGTCGCGCCGATTGAAGACCCATTGCCGGCCGATGCCGTGCCTCCCGTTTTCGCGGAGGCCCTTCAGACCCTTCGGACGTGGCAGGACCGCAAGCAACTGCAAGCCTTCTCCTCGCTCGCCGACGACGCGGAGCGCCCGCCGCCTGCGTTCATCGTGCCGGCGACGCCGGAGGCGGAGGCCGCGCTGAAGGAAGCGCAGGCCAAGGCGCGAGCCATGATCGTGCAGTCGGATACCGACCCCGTGCTTGAGGTCTACGCGCGGGCCGGTGAGATGGTGAAGCGCATGGCGGCCATCCTCGCCTGCGGTCGGCACTGGCGCGACATGGGACGATGCCGGATCGAGATCCAGGACGTGACATTCGCTTCGAACCTCATCGACTGGTCGATGGCCTCGTTCGTGGACGGTCTGCGCAACCACATGGCCGAGAACGAGCATCAGGCGAACGCCAAGCTCGTGCTCGACATCATCCGCAAGGGGCGGGGGCAGGGTATCTCGCGCATGGATCTCTACCGGCGCGTGGACAATCGGATCCAGGCCCGCGAGCTATCCGGCATCATCGCTAACCTCGCGGAAGCCGAGAGCATTGAGATCCGCGAGGAGAAGCCGTCAGCAGGGACCAAGGGCGGGCGCCCTAGGACGACCTACGTCTACGTGAAGGGGCATTGAACGATGCGCGAGGAACAGGCCGACCAACTCATCAAGGCCGTGCAGATGGTCGCGGTCATGTTGGAAGAGCAGAATGGCATGCTGGGCGACATCCACCGTCGGCTCGCGGAGATCGCGGAGGCTGCTGAAAAACCCGCCCCGCAAGGGGCCAAGAGCAAGCGGCCCAAGCAGGCTTGACCGGCCCGAAAACCGCCCCTTCAAGCCCGCCTCTGGCGGGCTTTTTACTGCCCAAAATCGGGGGGTAGAAAGGGGGGTTAGTGGGGGTTACTACCCCAGGCTCTAAGCTTGGCCATTGAGGTTAGTACCCCTTTCTACCCATGTGGAAAAGGGTAGAAACCTCCGGACTTAGATAATTGATATATATAGAGAAAAAAGATTTTTTTCTAGTTAATACCTTACTACCCCACCCCTACCCTCTACCTTGGATGTTCACCTTTTGGGCATGCTCTTTCTCTCATATTTTCTCTCTAGGGGGGTAGAAAGGGTAGAAACCCCCTAACCTCGTTTCGCGGCATCCGTGGGATTGCTTCCCACATGGGCCGCGCTATCATCTCTCCCGCGCATTCCCGACCGTGACCGCGGCGACCCCGAGAGAGGCCGCCGTGATGAGTGAGACTGAGAACCCGATCCGCATCTGGATCGCCGCCCATACGGCGCCCAATGCCGAGGTCGCCGTGCGCGACGCCTTGGCTGCGCTCGATTACCCGGTGCTGCTTCCGACCGGCATGGTCGAGATGGTCAAGCATCGGCAACGGATGCTCGTGGAGCGCCCCGTCTTCCCGCGCTACCTGTTCGTCGGCATCCCGCATGGCGCGTCGTGGTACCCGATCCGCGCCGTAACCGGCGTCAGTGGCGTCATCTCGTCTGCTGGGGAGCCGAGGCCCGTGCCGGACAGGGCCATCCATCGCCTCATGGCCGCCGTGGCGGCCGACGCGTTCAGCAAGGCGGCTCAGCCCCGGTTTCGTGAAGGGCAGCCCGTACGGGTCGATTTCGGCACGGCTGAGATCGAGGCGTTCGTGGGTCGGCTGCTCAACACGCTGCCGGCACAGCGGATCGAGGTCGTTTTTTCCGCTTTGGGAAAGCAACACCGCGCAACCGTGAGTGTTGACAAGGTGCGCGCGGCCTAGTAACCGTGAGCGACGCAGGGACTTCGGTGTGGCAGAAATGCAACCGTCGCGCCCTGCGGATGCTATTCAGGGATCGAGCAAGTCTCTCCCTGACGCTCCCCAAAATTCCGCCCAGACGCGCCAAGCGCGGGCAAAGAGTTCAATGCGGTACCCCAGAGGTGGGGCTTAACCAGCCGTCCGCCGGGTCGCCCCCGAAGCCACGGCCGCACCGACCCCCACTCCCGGAAACCCAATGCGCCTCCCCCTCGCTCTGGCCCTCGTGGCAGGGCTTTCCACCCATGCCTGGGCCGTCGAGAGCGACGGGACGGAGCCCGATCCGGCTCTGACGCCGGGGGCGGTTGAGACGCAATCGGTGGACGTGATCTGTCACCACCGCACGACCGAGCGCCGCCACGCCACAACCGCCGAGAAGAACGCGGTCTACAAGGCATACGGCCTGCCGACGCATCACTCTGCATGGTGTGCGGCGTCTGGCTGCGATCTGGACGACCGGGTTCCGATTGAGTGCGGTGGCTCGAACGTGGCCGCCAACCTCTGGCCACAAAAGAACACGGGCGCCTACAACCAGGTCGATAAGAATCGCCTCGAAGGGCTCTGCAAGAAGCTGGTCTGCCAAGGCAAGATCACCCCGGCCGAAGGTCAGACGTGGTTCTTGGGCGACTGGAAGGCCGAGTATGACCGGCGGTTCGGCGCGATCAAGGGCGAGTGATGCCGACGCCGGATTTTGTATCGGGATTTGGCCTCGGGATGTTTTTCGCTTCGGTCGTGGGCTGCATCGTTGCTTCGCGGCGTTCATGGGGGAGCCGGTGATGGTGGCCGATGTGCTGTTCATCGCTTGGCTTCTGGCCATCGGCGTTTTGATTTTCGAGATGCCCTGATACCCACCCTCACCGCTATCTTCCGCTGGCTTACCCTGCCGGCCAAATTTGCGATTGCGTGGCTCGTGGCGGGCCTCGGGCTGTTCGCGGGTGACTGACACCAAGCGGCCCGTCGATCCCGCTCCTGACGGCTTCCTTCGCATCGCATGGGCCTCCAGCGGGCCGGTGTGCGTGGTGCGGGTCGGCGATGAGCCGGTGATGGCGAAGAAGGCGAAGAAGCGCGCTGCGAACAGCGTGAAAACAGCATGATTGGCACCCCTTTTGAGCCGGGGAAGTCCGGCAACCCGAACGGCCGCCCTAAAATCCCAGCCGAAGTGCGGGAATTGGCTCGGTCACTGACCGTCGAAGCCATTGAGACGCATGCCGAGATCATGCGTGACAAGGCTGCGCCGCCAGCGGCCCGCGGCGCGTCGGCCAATGCCATTCTTGACCGCGCCTGGGGCAAGCCCACTCAGCCCATCGACGGTGACGGTGAAGGCGGGGCGATCCGCTCGCTTGTCGAGATCCGGTTTGTGAAGCCGGGGGAGGAATGACCCTCCCCGCCGATATCGAGGCCGCCATCGCCGACCTCATCATGCACGCGCAAGAGGCCGGCCGCACGACCGGTCACGCCCACGCGCTTACTGCCATCGCCCGCGTGTCCCTTGAGACCATCATCGCCGCCCATCTGCGCGGCATGGCCGAGATGAAGGCCGCACTCGAAGCCCAGACCTCGGGCGCCTGAACGGACCACCCCATGCTCAAGCGCCTCATCCTGGCCGCGGCCCTCGCCGTCGGCCTCGCCAGTCCTGCCCTCGCCCAACAGCAATATGCCGGCGTGTCGCTGTATGACTTGCGCGGTCAGCCGCTCGGCACGTCAACGAACCCGCTGTACGTCTCCGGCGGTGGGAGCGGCGGCGGCGGAGGTGCGACCGGCTCGGTCACGCCTGCTGGCCAGAATGGTGGTGCGGCACAGGCCATTCAAGGCATCACGGGCGGTGTTCCGGTCAACGGCTTCGTCGGCCAGTACAACTCGACGCTGCCCACGTTCTCGAACGCGCAGGTTGGCTATGTTGCGCTCGACAGCAACGGGCGCCTGATCCTGTCGCCGGGCGGATCGGTCAGCGTCTCGAACTTCCCCGCGACGCAGGCCGTCTCCGGCACCGTCACCGCCAATCAGGGCACGTCGCCGTGGGTCATCTCCGGCGCCGTCACCAACGCCGGCACGTTCGCCGTCCAGAACACCGCCGCGGTCATCGGCGGCAACGCGACGGCGGTGAAGACCGACAGTAGCGCGACCACGCAGCCCATCAGCGCGACGGCCCTGCCGCTGCCGACCGGCGCCTCGACGGCCGCCAACCAGTCCAGCGAGATCGCCGCGCTCGGGACGACGGCGGACACGGCCTACGGCGGTTCCGGCAATTCGTCCATCGTCGCCGCCCTCAAGGGGCTCTACGGCCAGTTCAATGCGGCGACGGCTAAGATCCAAGGCTCGGTCTGGTATGCCGAGGGCGTGAGCCAGAGCGTCGCCGCGAGCGCCACGCTGACCGGCACGGCTCGGGGCAACGTCCCGAATGCCTCGCCCTCGCCGTATGGCTACTTCCAAGCGCAGGTGTTCAGCACCGCGGGCGGCACGCTGAGCATCAGCAACGGCGCCTACGCCATCACCCAGGCCGTCACCGCGAACACTGCCGTGACCCTGAAAGTGCCGGCACTCGGCGGGACGTTTACCGCCTCGTTCATCAACGGCACGACCGCGGCGACGGTATCGCTACTCGACGGCTACACGCTGAACTGAGGGCTGCTGCGATGAAGCTCTCCCGCCTCCTTCTCGCCGGCTTCTGCCTGCTGGCGCCTGTCGCCGCGCACGCCCAGGCGCTCGTCAACGGCCAGTCCGCCGTCGCTACGCCGACGTCGAGCCCCGGCGCGATCACCGTCACCTCGACCACGCTCTCGGCCAACGTCTCGACGCAGATCGCGGCGGCCAACCCGAACCGCATCGCGCTCGGCATCCAGTGCGCGTCGGGCGGGGTCAGCATCAGCGAGACGGGCGCCACCCTGGCCGGCGCGTCGGTCGGCAACGGCTCCCTGTTCATCCCGTCCGGCACCGCGCCGTACTTCACGCCGCCGGTCGCCACCCTGACCGCACTGACCGCCTACACCGCGGCAGCGCAGACCTGCGTCGTCACCGAGTACCAGAAATGATCTCCCGTCGCGGGCTGCTGGCCGGCGCCTGCGGGCTGATCGCGTCTGGGGCCGACGCTCTCCCCTCGCGGCCACTGCCGCCCGGCTTCCGCCCCGGCTTCCGTTTCCTGAACCCGGCGACCCCGGCGCCATCGCTGACGTGGGATCCGGCCTTCACCTCGACGGCGATCACGCTCTCGAACAACAACCTGACCGCGAAGAACGGCGGGACCGGCAGCGACAAGCAGACCCGCTTCAACAAAGCCTGTCCCAGCGGGAAGTCGTTCGTCGCGGCCTACTACAACTCGGGCCCGAGCGACCCCGGCGGGTTCGGCCTCGCCAACGCCTCGGCGGGCATCGACCAAGGCTACTTCGGCGGTCGCAACTTCACGATGGGCTACTACAAGGTCGGGACGCTAATCTTCCCCGACCATCAGCTCAGCGTGAACGCCTACAACCCCGGCGACCGCGTCGAAATCGCCTACGACGGCACGGCGAAGTTGCTCTGGGCACGCAGCGTCACCAATGGCACGCCCGCCTCGTGGAACGGCAGCACGACCGCCAACCCGGCGACGGGCGTCGGCGGTCAAACATTCGATGCCGGTACGGCGCCGTTCTTCGGTGCGGTGAACGCCAACGGCGGCTCTCAGTGGACCGTGACGCAGGACGGCACGCCGCCCGCCGGGTTCGCTTATCCGTCATGACGAGGCAGGCCATGCGCCGGATCGCCTTCTCTATCGCCGCTGGCGCCGTCTTCGGCCTGATGGCAGGACGGGCGCTCGCCGGGCTCGACGTGACCCCCGATCTGTCGGGACTGGCGCGGGCGACGCAGGTTCCCCCGGCATCAGGCGTGGCGCCGCCGGCGACTGCCCTCGACGGCACACCCGGCACGTCCACTGCCTACGCTCGCGATGGCACCGCGACGTTCACTTTCGCCCGGCCCATCACCGTGCCGTCCGGTCAGGTGCCCGTGATCGCCTACATGGTGCAGGACACGGGCTCTCCGATCATCGTGCAGATCACCGGGCGGACGTGGACCACGGCGAACGGTTTGGATACCCACACCGCCGTGACGATCAAGGCTCAGCGGTCGCGGACCCTGCCGGCGGCGCTAAGCACCCTCACCGGCCTCGTGGGCTACGACATTTTCGGCACCGCGGCGAGCGGCGTGCAGGTCAACCTGTTCGTGGCCGATCCGACGCAGTGAGCGTCCCGCTCATGGGCAAAACTAGCGCCGACTTCCCCGAAAAGCTGGCGTTCCTGTTCGAGCCGGCCCGCTACAAAGTGCTCTACGGCGGTCGTGGCGGGGCCAAGTCGTGGGGCGCGGCCAGGGCGCTCGTCATTCAGGCCGCCGTTCGCCCGATGCGCGTTCTCTGCGCCCGCGAGTTCCAGAATTCCATCAACGAGAGCGTTCACCAACTGCTGTCGAACCAGATTGATGAGTTGGGTCTGAAAAGCGCGTTCGAGGTCCAGGACAAGCGCATCATCGGCCGCAACGGCTCGGAGTTCATCTTTTCCGGCCTCCGGCACAAGATCGACAGTTTGAAGTCTACGGAAGGGATCGACGTCTGCTGGGTCGAGGAAGCCCAGACCGTCTCAAACGCGTCGTGGTCCAAGCTCATTCCGACGATCCGCAAAGACGGTTCGGAAATTTGGGTGACGTTCAACCCGGAATTGGACACTGATCCGACTTATCAGCGCTTCGTGCTGCGCCCTCCGGCCGGCGCGAAGGTCGTCCCGCTGAACTGGTCCGACAACCCGTGGTTCCCCGAGGTTTTGCGGAAGGAAAAGGACGAACTCGCGGCGCGCGACCCCGATGCCTATCTCAACATCTGGCAGGGCCACACCCGCCAGATGCTCGACGGGGCGATCTACGCGAAGGAAATGCGCGCCGCGACCGAGGAAGGCCGCATCACCCGTGTTCCCTACGACCGGACGAAGCCGGTTCACACCTTCTGGGACTTGGGTTGGGCCGACAGCACGGCGATCTGGTTCGCGCAGGCGGTCGGGCTCGAATACCGCGTTCTCGACTACATGGAAGTCGCGCAGACAGCCATTCCCGACATTCTGCGGGCCATGCAGGCCAAGCCCTACGTCTACGGCACCGACTACCTGCCGCACGACGCCGACGCCACGACGCTTGGGGCCAACGGCCGAACCATCGCGCAGATGATGCGAACCGCTGGGCGCACGGTGATCGTGCAGCCCCGCCGCGCTGTCCTCGACGGCATCAACGCGGCCCGAACGCTCTTCCCGTCGCTCTGGTTCGATGAAGAGCGCTGCGCTGACGGCCTGAACCACCTCCGGCACTACCGTTACGACGTGGATCCGGACACGAAGCTGTTCAGCAAAAACCCGCTGCACGACGAGCACTCGCATTGCGCCGACGCATTTCGCGGGCTCGCGATGTCGCTGGCGGCGCCGAAGGTCAAGGCGCGGCCGAAGCTGGATCTGAACCGTGGCGCCGCGTCTCCGACCGCTTGGATGGGGTGAGTGATGATGAAGAAGAACGTGACTGGTCCGGCTCGCAGCAAAAGCATGAGACTATCAACGAAGATCCAAGAGCAGGTTGCGTCTTCCGCTGAGCGCCACGGCCTAAGCTTGACGCAAGAAGTTGATCTTCGTCTGCGCGCCTCGTTCGGCGATGTCTGGGCGCGGCGCGTTCTTGCGCTCGATGAGGTAGAGCCGACGTCTCCGCGTATTGTGCGCAGCGCCTGATGATTGAACAAGACAACCCCCTGCACGGGCTGCTCCTTCGCATGATGATGGGCGAATTTGGGGGGCGCATTCAAAGAGAAACCATCGCCGCATTTTTTGAAGGGCTGGTTTTGGTTTAATGCCCCGCCCCATCCTCTTCACCACCGCCGTTCGCATGCCGGCCGATGCGCCGCTCACGCAACTGCGCGCCGACATGATTATGGCCGAGCACCACGCCGAGAGCGACCGCCGCAAGCTGCCGCGGCAGATGCCGGCCGTGCGCGTTCAGACCGAGGGCGAGGAAGTGGTGTACTGCCTCGAATATAAGGCGCCGCGTCGCTGATGCCCCGCGAAACCGCAGAAGAGAGGGAGATCGTCCGCGAGGCGCAGAAGCGTTTCAAGGCTTGCCAGGACTGGGAGGCCGAGGCGCGCGACCGCTGGAATGCCGACCAGAAGTTCGCGGAAGGCGACAGCGATAACCAGTACCAGTGGGACGAGCAGCAGGTTCAGAGCCGGGTCAACGACCCGAACGGCCCGCGCCCCTGCCTGACCATCAACAAGGTCCGGCAGCACAACCTGCAGATCCTGAACGACGCGCGCCAGAACAAGGCCGGGATCGAAATCCGCCCGGTCGGCGACGGCGCGACCTACGACAGCGCCAAGATCTTCGAGGGCATCGTTCGGCATATCGAATACCGTTCAAACGCGACCGAAGCCTATGAGGCTGCATCCCGGCACCAGATCTATGGCGGCTGGGGCTACTGGCGCATCCTGACCGAGTATATCGACCCGACCTCGTTCGATCAGGACATCAAGATCCAGCGTGTGGCGGACCCACTCTCGGTCTACCTCGACCCGGACATCAAGGATTTCGACGGTTCCGACGCGCGGTTCGGCTTCGTGTTTCAGGACGTGCCGACCGACCTGTTCAAGACCGAGCACCCGCAGTGGAAGGACGTCGTGGGCTCCCGCGCCTTGTGCGACGAGGGCAACTCCTGGGACACCAAGGATCACGTCCGGATCTGCGAATACTATCGTCGCCGGGAGATCGCCGACACGCTCTATGCCCTGGACGATGGCACGAGCCTGCTGCGCAGCGACATCCCCCCGGATCTGCGCGAGCAATTCGATGCGGAGAAAGAAACCCGCGTTCGCGCCGAGCGCCCGACCAAACGGTTCGAGGTGCAGTGGTTCAAGATCGCGGGCTCGCGCATCGTGGACCGCAACGTGTGGCCCGGCCAGTTCGTCCCTCTCGTGCGGGTGATCGGGGAAGAGACCGTCATCGACGGCGTTCTGGATCGCAAGGGACACACCCGCGCGATGAAGGACGCACAGCGGATGTACAACTTCTGGACGTCGGCCGCGGCCGAGTTCGGAGCCCTGCAGGGCAAGAGCCCGTTCATGGCCCCCGCTCGCGCCATCGAGGGCTATGAGCAATACTGGAACAACGCGAACCGGGAGAACTATTCCGTCCTGCCGTGGAACGACGTCGCGGAGGACGGCACGCCGATTTCGTCGCCGCAACGCGCGCAGCCGCCGGTTCAGTCGTCCGCCTACCTCACCGGGATGCAGACCGCCTCGAATGAACTGATGCTCGTTTCCGGACAGTATCAGGCCGAGATGGGCGCCCCTTCGAACGAGCGCAGCGGCGTCGCGATCCAGCAGCGCCAGCGCCAGGGCGACAACGCGACCTACCACTACATCGACCACCTTGCGCAAGCCATCCGGTTCACCGGCCGCATCATGATCGACCTCATCCCGAAGGTCTACGACACCGAACGCGTCGTGAAGATCATGGCCGAGAGCGGGGTTCAGAGCGACGTTCAGGTGGCGCCCGATGCCGATAAGCCGGTGCAGAAGATGGTGGCGGGGCGGCCGGCCTCGGACGAGGATCTGAAGCGCGCCCAAGCCGATCCGGATCTGCGCGACAAGGTGGCGACGATCTTCAACCCGAACGTGGGTCGGTACGCCGTCGAGGCGGATGTCGGTCCGGCCTTCGCGACCCGGCGGCAGGAGGCGTTCAACGCCATGTCGCAGATCCTGCAGCAGAACCAGGAACTCGCCAAGATCGCGGGCGACATCCTGTTCAAGAACGCTGACTTCCCCGGTGCCGACGAGCTTGTGGAGCGGATCAAGCGCACCATCCCGCCCGCCATCCTCGGGCAGGGTACGCCGCCAGCCGAAGAGCAGTTGCAGCAGCAGGTTCAGCAGCTTCACACGGCACTCGGGCAGGCGATGCAGCGGATCCAAGAGCAGCACGACGCCCTGCAGCAAAAGAACGACCGCGCCGAGGACGGCCATGCCCTCGATAGCTACCGCGCAGAGACGGATCGCCTGAAGGTAGTCGGGGCGACCGATCCCGACGCGATGCGGATGGTCTTCCGCAAACTGCTGCTTGAGATGATGCAACCCGGCCTGCCGGGCGATGCGGATCAGGACGCTGGCACGGAACAGGCGCCGCAGATGCCCCCCATGCCGCCTCAGGGGATGCCGGCCCCTCAGGAAATGCCGCAGCCGGGGATGGGGCCAGCCTGATCTATGGCCGAGAACCGTCTTCTCGACCTCTTCAGCCCCGAGGTGCAGCAGGCCCAAGGGAACCTGCTGTCGAAGTACCTCGGCCAATCGCTTCTGCGCCGCTCCGTGTTGGACGACGTGACCGGCAAGCCCGTCATCACGTCCGCGCCGACCGGCGAGGTGACGACGCGGGCGAACCTGTTGCCGCTCGGCATCACGGACGAGGGTCGGATGACCGTGGCGCTGCCGCAGGCGGTGCTGGGCGCCTACGATGCGTCGCTTTTCCCCGGTCAGGTGGCGCGCGGTGAGAAGGGTGTCTTCGACCCCGCGACCGGCCACGTCAGCCAGGAAGCGATGGACGCGGCTAACGGCATCGCTGGTCTGGCGATGACGGGCGGCCTCGGCGGCGCGGCTGTTCGCCAGGGGGAGACAGCGTTGGGCTCTGGCCCGATCCGCGCCTATCATGGTTCACCGCACGATTTCGACAAGTTCAGCCTGTCAAAGATCGGCACGGGGGAGGGCGCCCAAGCTTATGGGCACGGGCTTTATTTTGCTGGGAATGAAGGGGTCGCTCAGCACTATCGCGATATCCTCAGCGCTCGCCCCCAATTTACCCTTGATAGAAATCCCTTTGCCGCCAACACATCACAGCCGCAGTCCGCTGCTGACTTGGCTGCTGCCGTAATGGATGCTGCGCACGGCAACCCTGCCGTGGCACGTCAGCACCTCGACACGATGCTTCAGTACATGCCGCAGCACGCCCCGCAAGGCGCTGACGCGCGCGAAATTCTGGCGAGTGGGCGACTTCAATACGGTGCCGGCAAGAACCCTGGCCGCATGTACGAGGTCGCCATCGACGCCGACCCAGCTAAGATGCTGAATTGGGACGCGCTTCTTGCCGCGCAGCCCCGCGTCCGTGACCTCGCAGGCGACATGGGCGCACGGCTTCGCTCCGACGCAACGGGTGGCGACGCCTATGCGGCCATCCGTGACCGCTCGCCAATCCCTGGCTCTGATATGGGTGGTCTGATTGAGCCTGATTTCGGGTCGTCTGCTGCCGCCGCGCTGCGTCTTCGTGAGGCCGGCGTTCCCGGCATTCAGTACCTTGATGGCGGCTCGCGGCTCGCTGGCGACGGTTCTCGCAATTACGTCACCTTCTCCGACGACATCGTGAGCATCCTGCGCAAGTACGGACTAGCCGGCCTCATCGGCGGCGGCGCTGCGGCGGCGAGCATGATGCAGCCCGGTGAAGCGCAGGCCAATCAGCTTCAACCCTTCTTGGCGCCTCGCGCCCAGTGAGTTTCGGCCTTCCCGCCGCCAAGCCGACCGGACGGCAAATCCGGGCTAGACCCCTTGGGATAACCATGCTC